ACTGGATGGGGAGTTTCATATGAAAGCGGTGGAAATTATGGAACTTCTTTAGATGGAATGATGTCTGATGCTCAAGTATGGGATGTAGAATGGAATCAATCTGATATAACATACGACTACCTTAATCCTGAATCTTTAGCACTAAATAATGGTGGCACTTCACTTACAGAGTCTAACCTAAAACTCTGGTATCCTATGCAAGATGGACATAGAGGACAACAATCTTATATACTTGATGGAGCTAATACAGGATTGGGACCAGAATTATATACTACAGCTAATATATTAAGCACTACAAATGAAACTAATGCTATGACTGGGATTACGGTAAAAGAAGGTGGTGGGATAGTATCTGGTACAATTAGTAGTGATACTTCTACTGGTAGTTATGCTTTAGATATAACTTGCAGTGGAAACGAAGATGGATTTTATATTGATTTAAATGATTATTGTACTGATGGAAAACAATATGCTATTAAAGTTATAGCAAAATCTGGAGATGCAAGTTTAAAGGGAGGGCGTTTCAGGATTTCTGATGGGACTAATCTTTCAAGTACTAACGCTGTCCCTAATTATGATGCTTACGTAAACCCTATTACACATACAGAATATCAAACATATACAATATATTTTACTCATCAAACAGATGGTTCTAGTTCTGATAATCCTGCAACTCTTACAAGATATTTTGGTTATAGAGAGATAAATTCAGATAATACAGCTCGTATACTTGTGGATAGTATTTCAATAAAAGCTGTAAATGACAAACATCATGCAACTACTGTGTTTTTTGGTGATGATTTAATAACTAATGGAGATGCAGAAGTAACAGACCCTACTACAATGACAATAAATAGCGTAGCATTATCAGTTAGCGATGCTACTATGGATGATAGCACAGAACAAGCAAATGGAGGCAGTAAATCAATTAAAGTTACTGCTGATGCTAGCTCTAACTACCCTCATATTAAATGGGCTGATGGCAGTAATATGGGTCTTACCTCAGGAAGAACTTATATAGCAGAGTGCTATGTTTATTTACCATCAGGTCAAGATTTAGATACAATAAAATTAAAAGCTATACCTAATTCTGGAAGTGGTGATTTAATTAATAATGCAACTACTACTACAAATACTTGGGTAAAATTATCTGGAACATTTATAGACGATGATATTGATTCTTTGCAAGTTATTGGATATAAAGGAGGGGGAGGAACAGTAAATAATAATTATTTTTATGTTGATGATATTTCTCTTAAAGAAGTAGGTGTAGCATCAGGTTGGACAGAGGCAGACCAACAATTAGATATAGCTCAAACAGCTTTGCAATCTTATAATCAGTTAGCTTGGTTTGATGGACATAATGATGTAGTTAATTGTGGCTCAGGAAGTGACATAGATAATATATTTACTGGAGGAGGAACAATATCAGTTTGGATTTATGCTAATTCTTTTGGAGAATCTAGTTTTCCTAGAATAGTTCAAAAAGCATCTGGTACATCACCTACTGATGGATGGTATTTTGCACTAGCTGATTTAAGTGGAAGTGATTGTGATTTAAGATTTAGACAATACTGGGGAAGCGAACACTATGGAGCTCAAACAACAGATAGAGTTATAAAGCTTGGAGAATGGAATCATATAGTATTGTTATATAATGAAGACTCTGTTTTGAACAATGCAACTATGTATGTAAATGGAGAATCTGTTGCAATAACTCGAACAGATGACCCCGATGGTGGAACTGTATCTTCTGAAGCAGATAGAGATTTATTGATAGGAAATGATACTAGTGGAGAACGTAGCTTTGAAGGATGTATAACAGAATTATCATATTGGAATGATTCATTTACACAATCAGAAATAAATGAGTTATATAATGATGGCAAAGGTTTAGATGCTCGTGTTCATTCAGCATGGTCTTTAACTAATTTAAAGGGATATTGGAGAAATAATGGATTAGCTGTATGGACAGATTTATCTAATTATGGTAATAATGGAACTCCATCTAATATAACTGAAACCATATTACTCTCAGCAGGAGTAGATGCTTCTAGAGATACTCAAGGTTTCTTAATGAATAGGCAGAAAGATACTAATAGTTTGAATTTGTATGATGATGCTACTGCAAATGAGGATTTAGATTCACCATATGTAAAAAGAAAAGGAAATGCTATTGATGATTGGAGTGCATTTAGTATAAGTGCATGGGTAAAAACAAGTAAATTTGCTGAACATAACCCTATTGTTCATATATCAGATTCATCTAATACATTTGCAATGATGAATGTATCAAGTACTGGTGCATTAGGAGCATCATTTGAAAATGGAGCAGGAGTCACATTACGTTCTGTAACTGCAGGTAGCCAAATACCATCTGATACTTGGACTCACATAACATGTTGTTATAATTATGGAGTAGATAATGGTAGTGGCAATAATTCTAATTTAACTGACACTACAGCTAATTTTACTGTAGATAATTATCATGTTGGAGCTACTTATACTCGAATTAAAAATATAACTCAAGGAACTTATGGAAATATTCAAGGGAATACATCTACAGGCATGACTACTTCTATGGCTAGTGGTGATTGGGATGCTAATGATAAATATATGATAGTCAAATATTATGTTAATGGGCAATTAATAACTACATCTACTGATAATTTTACAGGATTTTTTGATGCATCTGTAGATGAAGAAGCAATTAAAATAGGTAGAGGAGATAAGTCAGGTTCATATAGAACATTTGATGGAGAGGTTGACGATGTATTAATATACAGTAAAGTATTAACTCATTCAGAAGTAGATAGAATTTATAAAGCAGGTAAAAGGAGTCACAGATAATGGCACATTATGAAATGTATTTTTGTTTACCTAGCAGTGCATACGATAGTGCTGTTGGGACTAAAATTAAAGCACTATATCCAATAGTAGAATCAGTAGATGAGGATACTGGAGAAGTAACATATAAATCAGCTCCTACATGGAATGATATAATCTTTGCAGGTAAAGTAGGTGCTCCACGATATTCACATGACAGGGCATATTGTATTATTAAGGGTGAATGGTCTATGAAAGATGGTGTATTATCAGAATTAGTAGCACTAGGTTCAGGCGTTGCATATCCAAACTTTAGTGTATTAACCAAGTCTGAAGCTCAGACATTAGCAAGTAGTTCAACCTTTACAGGAGAATAAAATGGTAGATAAGTTATCTAATGAATTAAAAGAAGCAGTAAAGTTATCTGAAGGATATAGAGCTAGAGTATATAAAGACACTTTAGATATAGATACTATTGGTTATGGCTTTGCAATTAAAGATTTAGAATTAGATGAAGATATATGTGATATGATATTAGATAAAAAATTAAACAAGTTAATTAAAGATGTAGATAATAAGTTTTCATTTATGGATGACATTGCTGTAGAAGCACAAGATGTAGTTTATGAGATGTGTTATCAACTTGGGATAAATGGATTTTCAAAATTTAAAAAGACTATTGCTTATTTAAGAGATGAAGATTATAAAATGGCAGCAATAGAAATGCTTGATTCTAGGTGGGCAAAACAAACGCCTAATAGAGCAAAGCGTTTAAGTAATATTATTAAGGATTTAGCATGATTGACAGCCTTAAAACACTATCTGTAAGCACAAGTGGCATGGTAGTTACATGGATGGAATGGTTACCTGTGCTTGTAAGGATAGGAGTTGGAATAGCAACTATAATATACATAGGAGTTAAGACCTATAAAGAATACAAAAAATAAAAACGTAAAAGTGCTTAAACGGGCAATAGTAACTCCCGATAAGCATTTCCCTTTACATGACCCTGAAGCAATAAGTTGTGTAAATCAAGCAATAGAAATAGTAAAGCCTGATATTTATATAGATTTAGGCGATACAGGAGAATGGTCTTACTTTAGTACTCATTACTGGAAAGGTAAGTTTGCTAAACCAATGGAAGATTTAATTCCTTTATTAGACTCAGATATAGCTGAAGTTAATGCTGGTATGGATTGGATTGATAAATCTTTGGACAAGGTTGGGTGCA